CGTGAACGTGGCCCCGGAGAGGTTCGCCTTGCCGGCAGCCGAAGCGATTGTGAAGTACGTCGAGGCGGCGTTCGCCTGGGTAAGGTAGGTCGAGGCCGCCGTAGCCGAGGTCAGGTAAGCCGACATTCCAGACAGGGTCTGGTAGGTCGAGGCCGCCGTCGAACTGAGGAGGTAAGGGGAAAGGGCAGCCGAAGTGATGAAGCCAGAAGGATTGCTGGCGTCGTACTTGGCGTCCAGCGCGGACTGCAAGTCCGTCTGCGAACTGAGAGTCCCGGTGATCCCGCCCCAGACCGCACCGCCGGCGGCGGCCTGGTTCTTCCAAAGGCCGGTCACGCCGTCATAGGTCAGCACCTGACCCGTCGCAGGGGTAGTGATGAGGACGTCGTGAAGTTCTTCCAATTCCAGACCGTTCTGGACGGCCACCAGAATCGTGCCGAGGGTCGGGTGAGAACGGATGACGATGCCCACATAGACCATGTGCTGCGGAGCAACGGGCTTCGTGGTCGTCCATGCACCGGCAGTCGTCGGAGACAGGTAAAGTTGGACGCCTTCGGTCAGCCCAGAAGTGTTGATGTTCTCCAGCATTCCGCGCACGATGACATAGCCCGTGCCGTTGTTGGCGATGTCCGTCTTGACGAAGCCCATCGTCTGGGCGGAGTTGGCGTCGTTGTTCGCCTGGGCCAGCGTGATTAACGGAAGGTTGCCCGTGGCACCCGAGATGTATACGATGGAGCCGGCGGGAATGGTCACCCCGGACTGGTTACGGACAAGGACTTCAAGGTTCTTCGCCACGGCGGTGCCGGCGGCGAGTTCCTGCTGGACGAAAGCAGTCGTGGCGAGCTGGGTCGACGAGGTCAGGGTCGGCTGCGTGACGGCGATGGTGCCAGTCGGCAGGCTCGGCGTACCCGTGAAGACCTGCGAATTGACCAGCGCGTACGGCGTGAGCAGGCTCGTCGTGAAAGCCGTGGTCTGGGTCGTCGAATCGGGGAACGCAATACCCGTGCCAGACTCCAAGACGAGTCCGACCGAAAGGTCCATATAGTTTGAAAAGAACCCGTCGCCCACGAAGACCTGATTAGCACCGATGCCGGAGTTTCCGCCGTCGACGTAGACCACATCGAAAGTCGGGGTGCTGCTGATGCTGACGGTCTGGGTGCCGGAGTCATAGGCCAGCGGCGCGGTGGCGGCGGCGACGCCTGGGACGCCCTGCGGTCCTTGGGGGCCGGTGTCACCCGTATCGCCCTTGTCGCCCTTGACGCCTTGGTCACCCTGATCGCCTTTGTCGCCCTTCGGACCTTGGTCACCTTGGATACCCTGAATGCCTTGGATACCTTGGATGCCTTGGTCGCCTTGGTCGCCCTTGTCGCCTTTATCACCCTTGTCTCCTTGGATGCCTTGGATGCCCTGAATACCTTGGATGCCTTGGATGCCTTGGTCGCCTTGGTCGCCCTTGTCGCCCTTCACGCCTTGGATGCCCTGAATGCCCTGCGGACCCTGCGGGCCGGTCGGGCCAGCGGGGCCAGCGAACTGGACCTCAAAGGCGGCTTGGTCGTTGATGCTGATCGTGAAGGACATCAGTTGGAGACTTTGTTAGGGGTGACGTTGGGCAGGATTTCCAGGCGGACTGTGGCCGAATAGAAGACCTCCGTGGTGTTCTCGAAAAACTGGATATCCCAGTAGGCCGTGCCGGGGTGCCATTCCTGCGTCTGGTTGGAAGAGACGGTGAAGGTCGTGGGGCTTGTGATGGCCACGTCGAGGTAGTGGAGCTTGTTGCGGGAATCGCGCAGCGCGGTGACGATGGTCACCCCGGTCAGGTCGGCAGGCCAGCCCGGTTCGGTCGTGTAGGTTCCGGCACCGTTGAAGGTTACCCCCTGCTTGAACTGATGATTGGTGCAAGACATGGTTTGCCGTTTGGGTTTAGCCGTATGTCAATACCCCGTAAATCAGTCGTTTGACTCTATATCAGAAATGAAAATTTCGACGATATCGTAATTTGTCCCATCCGTAGAGCCATATGGCCCGGGAGTTGTCTCATTGTCTGAAAGGGTGTAGGTACAAATGGCATTATCCGGCTGGATGAAGTCTCCAATATTGCTATAGTTAGACCAGTAGTTTTTGTCCGTGGGGGTGACAGTCTGGTAGGCTGTCGAATAAAACCCTTCGGCAGTAGGTTGTACTATTACGGGAGGGTCTGTGCCTGGAACGGTATAACCGCCAGTATACTTGTAGGTGGAGATTCTGAATGCAATCGTATGCATTCTTCGGAAATACAGGGGATGATTAAAGAACAAGAAGACGTAAAAGATGCGCGGAGTCGCACCAAAGTCCTGATACCAAGTCTTGGTTTCCTCGTTATACGTCAGGTTCTGGTAATAAAGAAGGTATGTATCGGCATAAGCCGTTCCAGCCGTAAGGTACGGATAATCTGGAACTGGGAAAGGAGCGAAGGTTTCCTCAAACTGCTGCATTGCCACCCCGCACTTCTCGGCAGGCATCACCGGGGCATATGGATATGCGGGAGTTGATGGTGGGACGGGGGGAGTCGCAGGACGCTCCTGATCCATCTCCGAAGAGGCACCAATCAGCTCTGGGCCAGCTGTGACATATCCATACGCGCTGATTTGTGAATCACTTCCTCCGGCATAGGGGTTTTCAGGATAAAGCTTGCCTGGGTAACTGGTAAGCGGAGGAACCTTGACGTAAAGGCCGTCGGATCGAACAGGAGCAAGCAGCGAAAAGTACCCGATATGGAAAGGGTAGGAACTTTTTGAATTACTGGTAACTTTCAATTCCCAAGTCCTGATTGGATCGCCCTTGGGGTCTACGCTCATTTCCTCCTTGGGGTTTGTTCCTGAGGTGGGAACAGGTGGGTACTGACTACGCCGATAATTAAGACCAAGGTAAGTCACCTCGTTCCCGAAAGAATAAGACGTAGTAGGTTCCCACTCGGCCATAGGTCAGACCCTCGTCCACCACCAAGTCGCCGTGTTGGCACCGGCCTTAAGGCGATTAACGGCAAGGTTGCTATTGTTATATACGCCGACGCCGGTGAGGGAATAGTATGTGACACCGTCCGTAAGGGTCTTGACGACCTTGGCCAATACATAGTAACTTTCTGTATTGGTGTCTGCGGGAGGAGATGCTACGGCTTGAAATACGATTTCTGCGGTACGTGGGAAGAACTTATTGGCCTCGTAGGTCACCTTGACCAAGATATAGCCGTTGTTTGAGACCGTGAGCTGAGGTGCCGGTACGGAATCGATGTAAACCGATCCAATCTTTGGGATGTACCGATTGACCGTGCCTGGGGTGATGGTCACCTTGTCTCCGCTGATGACTGGATCGAGAGGGTTTAGTGACGCACTAATGTAGACTTCTTGGGGAAGTCCGTATCCCGTTCCTCCGTTGCTTGCGAAGAAGGTGAAATCATTCGACATCACCGTCTGTGCCAAATCCGACGCCGTGCCGAGTTTGTTCAGCGCGGAGGCCGAGATGGGCTGACCCGGGGCGAATGCCCCCTGTAGTGCGTTGCTGTTGAATCCTGTCAGGGAACGCATCAGCTTGCTTGGGTATTTGGGTAGATATCCTTATCCCAACCTGAGATGCCTGAAAGCATCAGGTCGGCGGTAACCTTGTAGATGCCACCAAACTCTTCGACGGAACCGTTCGTGATCAGGAACGACTTGTTGATCTGCGAAGACCAACGCTCATGCCATTGGAAAGAACCCGCATACCCACCCGTTGCCAACTGTCGATAGGCGGGCGGAATATTCCAGTTAGACCCATCCGTTACCCATCCGACATAAGAGGCATAAGTAAGGGCAACTTCAAGTTCTTTGACATAAAACAAAACGCGCATCGTGTTGGACGGCTTATAGTAGTTCTTGATGCCAGCCTTGATGTTGACCTTGGATACCGTTTCTGCGGCGTTCTGATTGGGCAGGAATCCGACGAACTGGAACGCCTGGGTGGCACCGCCGGCAACGACAGCCGGACGCCAAAGAGCGCGGTTCGGATTGGTGACGATATTGTCGTCCCAACCGCTACCCGTCGGGAATCCTGCGAGTTTGTTGACGAGACCTCCAGAACTACAGTTTACGAGAAGAAAATTAGGGTGATGCTCGATAGGCTCGGAAGCAGCAGACCCGGTCATCACCATCTGGGGATTGGTGCGCGTACCTCCGTTGACGTTAGGATCGATGCCGCAGAAATCTGCGGTTACCGTCAGGACATCGGCCTTCTCGTAGACATAGTTCGCCTTCCAGACCTTGAGCTGGGACAGGTTGCTCGGAGCAATAGTCCCCACCAAGCTGGAAAAGGTCGTCCCCTTGGCGAACGTGCTTGTGAAATTGTTCATCTGGCTGTTAGTCCACTTGAACTTGACCTGTGCCTGGAGCAGGCCGAATCCGTCGGTTTCCACCTGCCACCCGGGCTGGGCGATAGGCTGAATAAGGTTATTACCAAATCCGATGCGTGTGGGTGATGCCATTATCGTGAGACTTCGTCAGGGGTACGGGGAGGGGGGGTGTCCTTCGGCCTGGTGTTGGTTGCGGTTTCTTCCGTAGCCGTTGCGATCCGTTGAAGGGGGGTGAAGGAAACGGCTCCGAAGATGTCGCCGCCGCCCATCTGCTGCATCTGGGACGCCGCGCCGGCATCGGCCATGCCGAACGGGTTCAGGACTTTGCCGTTTCCTTTGAGCTGCTTGTCGAGTTCTTTAGCGGCTTCAGCACGTTCACTTTCAGGGAAAAAGTTAAGGACTCTTTTACGAAGTTCCTCATTTGTCATCCCCCTCGGAGAGTTACGAATCATTCTCCTAATCTTATCCTCAAGGTTTTCAAAAGGATTCCAAAAGCCTGGGTCTAAAAATTCATCCAAGGCTTGGGCGAGGTCTTCCATTATTGAATGAAATCCTCCGACCAAATCGATGAACATATTCTTGGCCGAACGACCCAGATTGGCAATTAAGTCTGCGAGTCGTCCTGCCGCAGAAGTCTCATCATCTCCTGCCTTGTAATAAGTACGGGCTGCGTCTTCGACTGCCCTTGATCCGGCTTTGATGATCGGAAGAAGTTCCTTGAACGAGTCGCCGAACATCTTCGTGCCGTAGTAAAGCAGCGTGGCTTCGTCCGTGCCTGCGGCGTAGGCATCTGCCAAGGCCATCATTGCCTTCTGGTGGTTGAAGGTGCCGTTGGCCACCTCGTCCATGCCGATTCCCATCTTGGCTAGGATGTTAGTTAGTTCTCCGCCTTTAATCCGAGCCTCGCCCATGCGGCGCGTAAACTCCGATACGGAACTCACCATTGATTTTAGGCTAACACCGAACACTTCACCCATAGCCTCAAGACCTCTGACCTGATCAATTGATAGGCCGGTCGAGATGGAAGCTAGGCGGATAGACTTCGCATAATCTGCGATTTCTTTAACTTTGGATAGTGCGGCAGAAAGCATTCCACCGAAGGCATCGAAGAACGCCCCGATGACTCCGCCGATAGGGCCGGCAATCATCGTGCCGATTCCCATTCCAGTACTCATTTTATCAGCCGTCGCCTGGAAGGGGTTTTTTCCTGCATTAACGGCACCAGCAAGTCCGCCCAGCGTCTTGCCGGCGTTGGCGAGTCCTTTCTCCAGTTCGGTCTGGTCTAGTCCAATTGTTACTGATAGGTCGGCCATCGGTGTCAGGATAGGTTGTTCGCCTTTTTGTAGGCTTCAATACGGGCGTCGAAATTCTCTAAATCTTTCTCCTCCTCGGTGGAAAGGATTTCCAGCTTGGCCCCGTTGTAGATCGCGCTGGCAACGGACATCCAGACGGCCTCGCCCTCCGGCATGGTCCAAGCCTCTTCCAGGCTGACTCCGTTGCGGCAAAGGTTGGAAACGCAGGACAAAGGGAAGGGGATTGATTCGTACTTCTTAACGCATTCCTTTTCCTCCTTCTTCCAGAATTTTGGGTAGGATAGCGTAACCTTGATGCAGCCTAGGATGGTACCCACGCAACGGGAATAGTACTTCTTGCTCAAAGCCATCCGGGCGATGTAGAGTTTCTCGATGAAGGACAGGGGGCGGGCCATCTCTTCCTTGTCGTAGGTCGAAAGAATCCGCGCCGCCATGACCACATGGACAGGATTGAACTGGTACTTCTCCGGGTCAAGGAACGGAGACTCGATGGCCTCCAGCGCGACCCGGTGGCGAAGGCAGAAAGGACGAAGCGTCCTGCCGCACACCTTGTTCTGGCGGGGCAGGACGGTCGTAGCCTGTAGGTATCGAGCATCCATCGTGGATGCCGCCCTATTAGGCGATCTGCGAGTACTTGACGCCCTTTACGGTGACCTTGCGGAAGTCCTTATTCGTACCCTTGTCTTCAAGGGACTTCAAAATCCAATTAATACCGAGGTAACTGAACTGGGTGCCGATTGGCGGGGTTTGGCCGGTCTTCAGGACGCCCTCAAGGGTGATTTCCTGATAGAGGTCGTCCAGGCGGTCGGTGATGACACGGCCTTCTTCGTCCATGACTTCGACGTCGATCTTGAAGCTCTGAGAGAGCGAGTCGGACTGGAGGGTCGCATAGGTGACCGTGCCATAGAGTCCGTAAAAGTGTGCTACGCCGTAATCGATTGCCATAGTCGTATGG